ATTAATGGCACATTGCATCCCTAACTATGAGGACAAGCGTGATCAGATACCATGGCGATGCGTAAGGGTGGGAACTTCAGAAGGTCACCCTGAAGATTTGGCGCTTCCATTATCCATAATTGATGATTTTATGCTCCGCTCATTGGAAAGTGGCCCGATACAATATTGGTCAGTGGCGGAGCTGGCTGAAATTTTGGAGTTAAATATTATCGATGTGCAAGCGCACTTTAATAACGATAATGTTTCTAAAAAATATGAAACCTTTTCAGCTTATCGCATGAAAGGGCATTGACTTGCATTCTGTTAACCAATGGTTTATCAGTAGTGAACAAACACGCAACAATTGGAGGCAATTATGGCTCGTGAGCTTATGAAAGACGAAGACAAGCAGAAATTTCAAAACGTCGGCTTGATAAAAAAGGACCACGATCTGCTAAGATTGATCGCAGACCACGAACAAAGATCCATGGCACGACAGCTTTCTGTCATGATAAGAAAAACAATTGCAGAAATGAACCATTCCTGATACTATGAAACCGCTCTGATTGATCCCACCTGTGGTTGATCACCTCTCAACTAAGCCCCCTAACGGGGGCTATTTTTTTGCTTCATTAGGCTTTCCTACCTTGGCGGCAAGTTGATACGGCTTCTCTTTACTGTATCCACGTATCTGTGTGATGTTGTTTTGCTTCATTCCTTTGAGCAGTGCGGCGGATACATCAGGACTTAACCCAGCCAGCTTACCAAGTTCTTTTGATGCGCTGTCTAGGTTCGTCCAACCTTTATTAAAATCACAGATAGCTTCTATTACTTCATCGTGGGTTTCAGACTTAGCCATTCTTTTGCGTCCTCTCCTAGAACACGCGCTCCGATGTCTATCTTTGCGCGTAATGCTTTAACAATTCTTTCATCGATACTACCTTCGCAGATAAGATCTATGTACGTTACGTTGTTCTTCTGCCCGATGCGGTGTGCCCGATCCTCAGATTGGATGCGTGTTTCCAAGTTGAAGTCGTTAGCATAGTACACCACAAGGTTAGCCTCTGTCAAAGTTAACCCGTACCCAGCGGTGGCTGGATTTCCAACAAAGAATTTTAGCGGATGATTTGGATTCTGAAAGTTTATAACTATATCATTACGATCTTCATCCGATGTATCACCAAAGTACGAAGCGGCAGATCCAGCGCCAAACTTTTTGTTTAACATCTCTGTCATACTGATGATGTCATACCTAAACCTAGACCAGATGATTGCTTTACCATCGTGTTCCTCCATGATTTCTTCTAGTGCTTCCATTCTTTTTGATGGGAAATATAACATTTCACCTTCATCTGTCTTTAGATGCCCTGACATTATCTGTTGCAGACGTAACATTTGCGTGATTACAGCAGGAGCTGTGGACATTTCGCCGTTCTCCAACAACACCATGGCGTACTGCCTGATCTGTTCGTACATTTTAAACTGATCTGGGGTCATGCCAACGTAACGAGCTGTGTATATCTTATCAGGAAGGTCTAAACAGTCCTTCTTTAACACGCGAAACGAGAACATATCTATTCGTTGTGTCAATTCATCGAGGTTTTTGAACCCTACAATCTGTTGAAACGCAGCTCCACCCATAGTTTTTCTCTGTACTACAGCGTATCTACCTTGAAATGCGTAGTAACTATCATAGCCCAAGAGCCCAGCGCGGAGAAACTCACACTGTGAATAGATATCCATTGGACTTTTTGTTACAGGAGACCCTGTCAGTAGCCTTCTAAACTTGAACTCTGTAGCTATTTTTAGTAAAGATTTAGTGCGCTTGGCTTTGTGGTTTTTTATCGTCGTTGATTCGTCTATAGCTATCATACCTCTCTGACCAAGCGTACGAGCCATCCATGTCCCAGCCTTCTGTCCTTTGAGAGATGAAAAGGATTCGACATTCATTACAAATATAGTTAGCCCTTTAAAATCATCTTGGACTGAACGCATTTCTTCCTTCTGTTTCTTGTTCGCACCTGACACCCAACGAATCACTCTGTGTGGGATATCATCCGACATATGCTCTGGTATTTCTTTAGCTACCCAGTTACGATACACACCCTTGGGTGCAATTACTAAAGCGAAGTTAATCTGCCCTGACTGATACAACATACCCATGTTATCTATTAGAACCTTAGACTTTCCTGTGCCCATTTCCATAAACAAACCAAACTCAGTCCTATCCCAGCCAAAGTTTATTGCATCTATCTGGTGATCAAACGGTTTTAATTTATATTTGTAGTTGACAGTCATCACATATCTCCACTATTGTCTCCATTACGGATAGCATGAAGCTGTTCGAACAATCAACCCTGAAGAGGTAAAAAACTTATGACAGATATATTTGAAGACTTTTACGATGAAGGCGCGGCAATTGCCAACGTCGATGTAGGCACGGGGAAGCAACTTAGCCAACTCGTACTAAAGCTACGCAACATAGAGCAACAGCTCGAAGAAGCGGAGACAAACGTCAAGACATTGAAGCAGGAAAAGCATAAGCTTTCTGTGGAAAACATACCAATGCTCATGGATGAGATGGGCATAGAGCGTCTTGATGTAGAAGGCATGGTGGTAGAAAAGAAAAGCGTAGTACACGCATCTATCCCTGTTGCTCGAAAAGAAGAAGCGTTTGCTTGGTTGCGAGAAAACAATCTCGATACAATAATCAAGAACGACATCACAGTTTCGTTTGGTAAAGGCGAAGACAATATAGCAGGCGATGCAATCGGACTGTTACGTGAGCGTGGTTTTGATCCAAAGACTAAGACCTCAGTACATCCATCAACATTGAAGGCGTTTGTTAAAGAACGTGTTGCGGATGGCAAAGCAATCGATCTCGATCTATTCGGGGCATTTATTAATAATACAGCACAAATTCGAAGGAAAGCATAAGATGGCAAATGATATAGAAAAAGCAAAAGAAACTGCATTGGGAACAGGTGTGATGGACGACATCCTAGAGTTCGCAGGAGAAGGTGCGTCGTTCGACAGTAGCGAGATGCAAATACCGTTCATTCGTGTACTACAGGCGTTATCTCCACAGCTAAACAAGAACAAGCCAGAGTACATTAAAGGCGCAGGTCAAGGCGATCTATACAACACTGTTACTGGTCAGTATTGGGCAGGGGATGAAGGCATCACTGTGATACCTTGTTATCAAGTTACGAAGTATCTGGAGTTTATCCCTATCGACATGGGCGGTGGTTTTCGTGGTGAGATTTCACCAACCGATCCTGTCTTACAGCAGACCGAGCGCAATGGTTCTAAAGAGATGCTTCCCTCTGGTCATGAGCTAGTTAAATCTGATCAGCACTACTGTTTAGTTCTAGATGTAGATGGTAGCTTCCAACCTGCTGTGATCGATATGAAGTCTACACAGCTAAAGGTTAGCCGTAGATGGAAGACACAGATTGCGATGCAAAAGATTAAGCATCCGACTACAGGCAGAATGATTACACCACCTTTGTTTGCAACACAGTGGAAGTTTTCAACTGTAGAAGAAAGTAATGACAAAGGTTCTTGGTCTAACTATGCCATAGAAAAGATAGGTCTTATACAAGACCGAGATACAATGCTCGAAGCAAAAGCGTTCCGCGACAGTGTTGCGGCGGGTGAAGCAAAAGCTGTGCCAGAAGACTCGGCTGAATCCAAGCCCTCTTCTAAGACGTCATCAATTGTTGACGATGATATACCGTTCTAGGTTATCAAGCACAGCTTGGGGGCGCAAATGGGCCTGCGCCCCCTCCTACTTCACCAAGGAGCATTAGATGACACAGGCAGAAAGATTGCTTGCCACGTTTGCGGGAGCAGACAACGCACACGGCACAACAAAAGTTGGTCGGGTTGGTCGTAATGGTAAAGCAGAATCAAAGAGTATGATTATTCGAGAGCCGTTGACCGAGGCGTTAGTACAATCACACATCGATGGTAAGCACGGGGTTGGATCGATCCCAATTAACAATGATAATAAATGTAGGTTCGGTTGCTTGGACGTAGACATATATGACTTGAACCACAATGAGCTACAAGAAAAAATACAGAAGCTTAAACTTCCCTTAATGCACTGCCGATCTAAATCTGGCGGAGCTCACTTGTATTTATTTCTAACAGATTGGGAGATGGCGGCACAGATTAGAGATTATCTGTCCGAGATGTCCATTGCGCTGGGTTATAGCGGGTGTGAAATCTTTCCCAAGCAAGACACAATTATAGCTGAACGTGGAGATGTGGGTAACTTTATCAACATGCCATACTTCAATGCTGAAATGCCACAAAGATACTGCTTTGATAAGAAAACAGAAGCCATGGAGCTAGACGAGTTTCTTGATGCAGTAGACAAAGCCAAGGTTTCATTGTCCGATCTAGAGGGCATTAGATTTGCAGGCGATCGTAAGTTATTTACAGATGGTCCACCCTGCCTAGAACATTTGTTTGCAGATGGTCCTATTAATAATGAGCGCAACAAAACTATGTTTATGTGTGGTGTTTATGATAAATTAAAGTTCAATGATGATTGGGAGACTAGACTTGAAGAAGACAATCGTACACTATGCGCTACGCCATTGCCTTCCCACGAGATACTTAACCTTCGTAAGTCCCTAACTAAAAAGGACTGGGGTTACACATGCAAGGATCAACCATTCAAAAGCTACTGCGATCCTGTTGTTTGTGCGGTTCGTAAGTTTGGGATAGGAAAAGATGCACCTGATGCACCCGAGGTAGGCGGTTTAACAATTCTGTTGTCCGAGCCTAGAGTTTATTTTATGGATGTAAACGGATCAAGGATACAGTTGTCCACAGAGCAGTTGCAAAACCAAGTACTTTGGCAACGTGCGTGTATGGAACAGATGAACATGATGCCCCCAACTGTGAAGCCTGCTAAGTGGCAGACGCTAATTAATCAGTTGATGCAGACAGCTACACATTTAGATGTGCCAGAAGAAGCCACGATCAAGGGTCAATTTAAAGATCACCTTAGATCATATTGCACCAGTCAGATCAGAGCCATGGCTCCAGAAGAAATGGAGATGGGCAAGCCTTGGACGGACGGAGACACTACTATGTTTAAACTGGAAGGCCTGATTGAATACCTACATAACCGCCGGTTTAAAGTTGATAACCGAGGTCATGTGATCCAGATGATACGTGACATGGGAGGTGACTCTATGCACCATTCTGCTAAAAAGTCAGATGGAAAGCGTACTACAATCAGATGTTGGTTTATCCCAGCGTTTGAAGAAAATAAAACTGAACTACCAATCAAGGAGATGATCGATGACATCCCATTCTAATAGGCTCCTGCGAGTAGGAGAAGTTGCTAAGATGCTAGGTGTATCTAATTCATATATCTACAAGTTGGTAGCGAAGAAAACAGGTTTTCCACAACCGATCGTTCTAGGTGATGAGCATAGCAAGAGATCCGCTAGCCGTTGGTCACTAAACGAGATCGAAGATTGGGTGAACAGCCGGCCTCGAGGTAAAGAACTGTGATTGATAAAGCAAAATTGATATTAGGACCCCCGGGTTGCGGCAAAACATATCGCCTGATCCAAGATATTAAAGCAGCGATAGAATCTGGAACACACCCTTCTCGTATTGGTGTGATCTCGTTTACCAAGAAAGCCATCGAAGAGATGGTTAACCGAGCTTGTTCCGAGTTTTCACTACAGCCTACTGACTTCCCGTACATGCGAACCAGTCATTCATTTGGTTTCAATGGTCTAGGTTTGCAATCTACGGATGTAATGCAGACCTCGGACTATCAGGTTATCGGTGATATACTAGGGCTAGATTTTGAGGGCGAAGATAGAACGAGCGTAGATGATGGGTTAACCATGCCTACAATCGGAGGATCGGGAGCCCAGTACCTGCAAATGATTACCCGTGCTCGATATCGTATGATTTCTTTAGAGCAAGAGTTCAATGAAGCTAACGACAGGAAGTTGTTCTACTCAAAGCTAGAGCAAACTATGCGTCAGATCGACGAGTACAAACATACTATGGGTAAGTTTGATTTCGTTGACATGATCGAGAAGTACATTGATCTAGGAGAACCACCACACCTTGACTATCTATTCATAGACGAGGCGCAGGACTTCACACCTTTACAATGGGAGATGGCGAGAAAGTTATCTAACTTTGCAGAGAACGTGGTCATTGCAGGGGATGATGACCAAGCCATACACCGATGGACTGGGGTGGATGTAGATATGTTTATTAACTCTTCTAAAAACGTAGAGATTCTAAAGCAATCATATAGAATACCTAGAGCCGTGCATGAACTGTCTCAAGTTATTGTTAGTCGGATCAATGATCGTGTGGCGAAAGAGTTCCTTCCCCGTGATGAGACAGGTGTAGTTAACCATGTATGGCACATGGATATGATACCTATCAGCGAAGGTTCGTGGACAGTTATGGCTAGAACAAACACCTACGTTAAAGAGCTCGCTAAATGGTGCTCTGATGCAGGATTTAAGTATTCGATTAAAGGACGATCAAGCATATCCGAGAAGCTAGCGGCGAACATTATGGCATGGGATGAGCTGTGCCAAGACAAATCAATCGGTGTTGAACGTGTAAAGACGCTATACTCGGGGCTTCCAAAGCAAGGCAAAGATGCCGTGGTAAAACGTGGTGCAACAAAGCTTCTAGAAACATTGGATCCAAATGAATTAGTAAACATGGACACTTTGAAATCTGAGTATGGATTAATACGAGGCGCAGAGTTTGCGGCGTACGATGCGTTGAAAGTATCTACCAGTATGCGTGGTTACATTGAAGCCATACAAAGACGCGGAGAAGACTTGTTGTCTTTGCCAAGAATTAAGCTGTCCACGTTTCATGCTATGAAGGGTGGGGAAGATGATAACTGTGTAGTATATACGGCCTCAACCAAGGCGTGTGTTAGAACTAATTTTCAAGATGACGAACATCGTGCGTTCTATGTCGGTGTAACTAGAGCGCGTAACCGTTTGTATATACTGCAAACCCACAACAACTACAGGTATACGATATGATATCTGAGGATTACATAGCGAAGTTAATGCTTGAAGATTCAGTGAAGGCGTTCAAATCACGAGATCTTTTAGTTAGGAAACTGATTAAATTAATTTATATAAAGGCTACCATCGAGGAGCTACGTCATTTCTCCAAGATGTTTGACCGTCTAGCAGATGAACAGGAAAGGAATAAATAATGGAGAACGTAATGAAGTGTTGGCATTGTAAGACAGAATTGATTTGGGGTGGTGATGAAGATTGTGATGATTGCGAAGAGTATTCCATGGTCACTAATCTATCTTGCCCAAGTTGCGATTGCCACGTCGAAGTATATTATCCAAGGGATCCTAACCATGAAACGTGATCAGATACTAGACACTGCTAAAGAACTAATCAGTGGGCAGAGGGCTAAGGATTATGGGGATGCATACAACAATCATACTCGTATTTCGGATGGGTGGAACATTATTATTCGGGGTGCAATACTAAGTCATGGCGAAGTCACACCTCAACATGTTATTCTTATGATGGACTGGTTGAAAACATCTAGGCTTTTAGAGACCATGGATCATGACGACTCTTGGGTAGACAAGGCAGGATATGTTGCTCTTGGCGGGGAGTTTTCTGAAAGAAACAGCGTAAGGAAAATAAAATGACCACATTATTTGGAAGTGCTTTGCACCATCAGATTAAGAGTGAAATGAATATGCTTGATTCTGATTGGAACATACCTACCGATTTTCCTGACCTGACCGGATACAATGAAGTAGCAGTAGATTTAGAGACCAAAGATCCAAACTTACTGACGCTTGGACCCGGATGGGCGCGCAAGGATGGACACATAATAGGTATTGCAGTAGCGGCTGGAGAGTACAAAGGATACTTTCCTATCCGCCATGAGAACGGACACAACCTAGACCCTAAGTTTACCCTGCGTTGGCTAAAAAAGCAGGTAAGTGTACCTGAAATGAATGTGATTATGCACAACGCAACCTATGATGCGGGATGGATGAGAGCCGAGGGCATAGAAATTAAAGGAAAGATCATTGATACAATGGTCACAGGGGCACTGATCGACGAGAACAGATGGTCATTCGGACTGGATGCTATGGCTAGAGACTACGTGTCCATGAGAAAGGATGAGAAGCTCCTACAAGCCGCCGCTAAAGACTGGGGTATAAACCCGAAGGCGGAGATGTATAAGCTGCCACCGAAGTACGTTGGAGCCTATGCTGAACGGGACGCTGTAGCTACGCTTGCCTTGTGGAATGCCTTAAAGGTAGAGCTGGAAAAGCAAGAACTCTGGAACATCTGGAATATAGAGACTGATCTAATCCCATGCATCCTAGACATGCGGAGCAGGGGCGTTCGCGTTGACTTAGATAAGGTGGCAGTTAACAAAAAGTTGATCCACGCTACAACCAAATCACTTCGCCACTCTATTGAGAAAGAAGTTGGGATGGAGATAGATATTTGGGCATCTGCATCTATGGCTAAAGCTTTTGATAAGCTAAACTTAAAGTATCCAACTACTGATAAGGGCGCTGTGTCGTTCACAAAGTCGTGGCTAAAGAGTCACCCTCACCCAATCTGCCAAAAGCTGGTTCGTTTGCGTGAGTTTGATAAGGCAGACAGCACATTTATCGACAGCATACTACGCCATGAAACTAATGGACGTATCCACACTGAGCTACACTCCACACGTCGTGACGAGGGGGGCGCTATCACCGGTAGATTTTCTTCATCTAACCCAAATCTCCAGCAAATTCCAGCCCGACAACCTGAAATAAAGAAGCTGATACGTGGGTTATTTATACCAGAAGAGGGTTGTAAGTGGGGATCGTTTGACTATTCGAGCCAAGAACCAAGAATCATGGTACACTGTGCATCTATGGTGGCTGATAAAATGCCGGGTCAAGATCTACTAGAAGATATGGTTAAGCAGTACAACGAGTCTGATGTAGACTTACATCAAATGGTGGCTGATATTGCAGGGATTACTCGGAAACAATCTAAAGCTGTGAACCTTGGCATCATGTATGGCATGGGAGCGGCCAAACTGGCAGGTGAGATGGATATATCATTTGAAGAAGCTAAGTCTTTGATGGCTCAACACGAGAGTAAGGTTCCGTTTGTTAAAGCTCTGGCCAACCTTGTGTCTAAACAAGCTACAAAGAACGGTCAGATTAGAACCCTGCTTGGACGTAAGGGTAGATTTCACCTATGGGAACCAAACCAGTGGGGTACAGGAGGAAAAGCTTTGCCACATGACGAAGCCCAAAAAGAATACGGCAAGTTTATTAAACGTGCATTCACCTACAAGGCACTGAACAAATTGATACAAGGATCTGCGGCAGATCAAACAAAGAAAGCCATGGTGGACTGTTACAAAGAAGGCCTTACTCCAATGCTTACTGTGCATGACGAACTCTGTTTCAACATCGAGAACCAAGAACAGACCGACAGGATTGTAGACATCATGGAGAATGGAGTTAAACTAAACATACCATCAAAGATAGACGTAGCAATTAAAGATAACTGGGGGGAAGTAGAATGATACTAATGGAAGAAACAAAGAGCGTGAGTTTTATGGACATGCATTCTATGCAGGTAGAGGCACTGATGGAGTTTATCTCTGACAGCTTAACTTTATCCGCCATGACTTCTAGTCAGGACATTATGGATGACATAGAAGCCAGTGCCGACGAACTGGTTCGTTTGTTCGGGGGAAATGGCGTTCGATTAGTTCCTGTAGATTAATAGGAAGTTATTTCTTTAGCATACTTTTTAAAACTTTAGCCTGCTTGGCATGAAGTTTTGATGCTTTCTTTAAACCTTTGATAACTTTTTTAACTTTTGTGTTAGACATTTCTTAACTCCTTTTGATTATTGATTTGCCGCTCTGCAATCTGATTATTTAATGGGTTATTTCCCAGAAGAGATGGCGCTTTAGAACGTGCACGTTGTACTAAATTATTAGAACCTGCATTGTTTGTATTTGTTTTTGTAACAGGTGTAGGAATAATAACAGGAGAGGGTACCAAATTAGGTGCCGTTGAAATAACTTCGTTAGTCCTTTGCGGTACGAATGCAGGCTCTGTTGATACAGGAACTTCGTCTGGTATAATCTGTGTGTTTCTTAATGAACGACGGATTTCGTTTATCTCTTGCTTTGGTAGTTTCTTTAAAATTCTATTTTCTTCTTTTTGATTAACTTCGTTGCTAACTTCACGAAGTAAACTTCTGCTAATCGTTAACGGATCATACTTGTTTTTAAAAATAAAGTTTAGTTCTTTTTTAGATACACCAGTGTTAGATAATGCTTTTCTTATCTGACGTTTTGTCATTCCCGCAGCCAACGCTGAATCAATGTTGGATTTAAGAATAGCTTGCTGTCTCCTACGGGATGCATTTGCTTTTACATATGCGTTTATAACGGTTTCTTTGGTAACATCGTTGTCGTCGGCTATCCCAGTAAATAGCTTAACCGCACTTGACCGAGCTGCGGAATAAGCTCCCGCATCATAACTAAGACTTCTTCCTATGTTTACTTTCATTGGTCGCAGACCAGTAAGCATAGTACCGGCTTCTTCTGCAACAGTGTAGGCGTCTCCAGACTTAGAGGGAGTACCCGTTATAGCCCGTGATATGCGACCTTGACTAAACTCTCCTCCCTTAACTGTAGTAAAGTTTTCAATGATCCCCGGAATAAATGCACCCACAACATGGTTTAAAGACTTGGATAACTTATCACCGTATAGCTCGGCTTCTTCATAAATTGAAGCACCTGTTTGGGTTTTACCATCTCTAATTGTAACATCTAAAATACGTTCCGCTGCCAAACCTTCTGACGCAAACGGCTCTGCAAACTTTGTAAACGCAGCCCACATACCTGACCGTACTTGTTCTGCTGTATTCGCTCCAATTTCACCTTTTTCTTGATAAGCTTCCCAAAGAGCGCGAGCCGGTGCTAGCATAAATTCGTAAGGAAGCATGTATGAAAGATCCACCGCTTCTGCATTTAGGTCTTCGTCTGGTTTTGAAATATAAGACAATGTGTTTCCGGCCGACCAAGGTGGAGCGGACTTAGTTAACATATCTTCTTCTGCTTCTGTAATACCAAGCATGCTATGAGACGCATCTCGCATAGCACCGGGGGCAACAACAGCCATAGATAAGTATCCAGAAAGCCTTTCCGCTCCGATTGCTCTAACTTGCTTTGCAAATATATCCGCTTGCTTTTGACCTATT